CAGTAGGTGAAGTCGCTGCCGGCCTGGCTCATCAGGCGGCCGTTGGTGACCCAGAAGCCGTTGCGCCCCGCGATGCTGGTCAGCGTGGTGAAGCGACCGGCGTCCAGGCCGGGCGTCGCCGACTCGTCGCGCGCCAGCTTGGTGACGCCCGGCAACGAGCCGGACGCCACGCGGCCCAGGTCCTCGGAGGCGGGGACGCAGCCGGCGCGCGCCATCGCCGACCAGGTAGCGGGCCGGCTTTGGATGCGCCCGTTGACCGGTGAGGTCACGTTGTGGAAGCCCGCGCCCACGCCGACGCGCAGCGACGTCGTCGACGCGTAGGCCGAGAGAATGCTCGAGTCGGTGTCGGACGGGTTCTCGATCATCGCCCTGGCGAACTTGTACGCGCCCGCCGCGGTCCCCATCAGCGTGTCGAGGCTCGCCACCAGCGTGGCTCCGGCGGCGCTGGTCGCCGGCGGCCCGACCACGTGGATGCCGATGCCCGAGGTGAACCGGGTGTCGCGTTGGTCAGGTCGGTGGTGGTGTAGCTCGCGGTCGTGGTGGTGAACGAGTAGGTGTCGTTCAGCGTGTAGGTGCCGGAGAAGGTCAGCACGATGCCGGTGGAGCAGGTGCCGCTCTTGTTCGGGTCGTTGCCGTCCGCGATGGTGTACGCGCCGCTCGAGGGGATGAGGATCTGCTGCGAGACGGTGTTTCCGCCGTCGAGCGAGTAGGTGAACATCCCGACGCCGAGACCGCCGGCGAGCGTGATGGTGAGGACCACCGTGTAGGCGTCGACCGGGCAGGCCGAGCTGATGGTCGGGATCAGCGTGCCGGTGCCGGACTGCAGCGACGGCGCGGTGCCGCTGGCCGGGACGGTGACCACGTCGCCCGTCACCGAGGTGCCGGCGCCGAACGCCAGCGTGGTGAACGACACGCCCGGGACCTGGATGGTCGCGGCCGCGGTCCAGGTGGCTCCGTAGGTGACTCCGCCGTCGAGCGAAGTCTGCCAGGTGGAGGTGGTCGCCGAGCCGCCGGCGATGCACTTGATGAGGAAGGCGTTGGCCGGCTTGATGGCGACCGTCACGGTGCCGGTGCCGGGCCCGACGTGGGTCACGGCCGATGCGCTTCCGTAGGTGCTCGGGTTCACCGGCACCAGGAGCAGGCCGTTCGGCTTGACCGAGCCCTGCCCGCCCACCGCCAGCGCGAGCGCCGCCGACTCGACCACCGGGCCGCCGTTGCCGAGCTGCTTCTGCAGCGAGCTGTTGTCGGCGGCCGAGTAGACGGTATTGACCACGCCGATGGGCGACGGGCCGATCTTGACGAACTGGCTGCCGACGCCAGGCGGAACGATGCCGAGGCCGCCGTCGCGGACGGTGACCGTGACTCCCGGAAGCGCCATCGATTACCTCTTCCCGCGCGGGTGCGAGCCGTCGGGGTTGTGACCGCCCAGCTCGACCTCGCCGGCGGCCTGGAGCGCGGCGTCGAACTCGGCCTCGGTGAGCTGCGGCCAGTCGTCTTCCCAGCGGCCTGCGGCGGCCGCGCCGGCGAGACGCACGTCGAAGTGCGTGCGCGCCTCGCGCTCCACCTGGTGCTTCGGCTCGGGCGGTCGCTTCTTGTTGCGCCACGCCGCCGGGCCAGCACGCGGGGGCGCCGGGATTGCGGACGTCCGCAAAGTGTCGGTCTGCTCGGCCATGGAGAGCTCCTACGGCGTCGACGAGATCGTGCTGCCGCCCGGAGGGAGCGGGCCGATCTGGTCGGTCTGCGTGATCGTGGTGATGACCACGTCCTCGGGGTTCGCTGGCGAAATCGTCTGCACCTCGAGCATCGGAATCCTGAAGGCCACATTGAGGACGTAGCGGTGGCCGAGCAGGTTGCCTTCCGAGCTGCGTGGGTTCACCCAACCAGACGGCTCAAGCTCGTACGCGCCGTAGACCGCCTGGTGAATCGCCGAGATCACGGCCTGCACGAGCGCCTCGGTCGCGCTGTAGTCGTCGCTCGAGGCAGCCCCGCCGGCCCAGATGTGCGCCTCGACTCCGGCCCAGCGCGTATGCAGCTCACGCGGAATCTGCTTTCCCGGGTTCGCCGTGAAGAAGGCCTGCTGCTCCGCCCTCGTCATCGCCCCGCGCGGTCCATCGAACCGATCGCGGCCAGGCACCCACGTCACGCGCGCCGGCACGCTGCGGTCGCGCTTGATGGTGGGCCCGAACTCGAGGGCCGCGGTGCTTGGCAGCGAACCGTTCGCCGTCAGCGTCGCGTTGATGGTGGTGAGGATCGCCGTGAGCGACATCTACACCGCTCCCGCAAGTGCCCTCGTCACCGCCTCGTCGGCGATCCGTTCGAACGCCCGCTCCCATTCGGGCGGCAGGTGCTCGGGGTCCGGGAAGATCGGCCGCGCGACCATCTTGCGCGTGCCGTACTGATGAAACGTGGACTGCTCGACGGGCGACATCAGCGCGAACCCGTCGCCGAAGACCCGCCGGCGAATCCGCCCCTGCATGCGGCCTGTCCGCAAGAGCGGCCCGGCGCCGAATCGCTGCCTCTTGAGCGGCGCCCAAGGCATGCCGTACGGGTCGCGGCTCACGAAGAACTCCTCCCGGACCAGGCGCAGCGCCTCGTCGGCCATCTCGGCGAGCAGCTCGCGCCGGAAGTCCACTCTGCCCATACGACCGATCGCGCGAGCGAGCGCCGCGACTGCGTCGCTGCTGCCGATCAGCTCGAAGTCGCTCACGGGCTCGCGACGAGATCGAACGTCAGAAGCGCGCCCACGGTGGTATTGGCGCCAGGCAATACGATGAGCCGCAACGAATCTTGGAACGACTGCGGCAGCACCGTGTTGACGGCGATGGTCGGCGTGCCGTCGGTCGGGTTGACCTGCGTCGGCGTGGTCGTCGAGGCGGTGGCCGCGCGGGTAAGCACCACGTCCCAGGAGATCGCCGCAGCGCCGCTCGCGAGCTGGTTGCTGCGCCAGATGTCCTTCCAGCCGCCTACCACCGCCGTCAGCGAGCCGGGCAGCTGCAGCCCGGTCTGCAGCACTACGTCGAGCGTGCCGCCGGTGGCGCCGATCAGGTTCGCCTTGCCGGTGATGCGCGAGAACTCGTGGAGGCCGAGCTTCGTATCGACCACCGCCCACGCGTTGGGCAGCGGCGTCGTGCCGGTGAGCTGGAACGAGAGCGCGAAGATCGACGCCATGGGATGCCTCTCACCAGCCCCGCAGCGTCGGTCGACCGACCACCACGACGCCGGATTGCGGGTCTTCGTTGATGGTCACTTGGCCGTCGAGCGTCGGCTGCGAGGTGTTGGTGCCAGTGCGCGCCTGCGCGGTGAAAGGATTGCCGCCGCGACCACCCGTGCCCGATGGGGTCGAGTCGGCCACCACGGGCGTCACCTCGCCCTTGGCGACCTGCTCGAGCCACGCGATCGCTTCCTTCTTGCGGTCGGCGAAGACCTTGTCGCCCTCGTCCTCTGGGTCGAAGCCGCGGAAGGCGATGATGCCGAAAGCCGCGATCGCGACGGCTGCGTCGCGCAGGTCCGGCCCCCAGCTGACCAGCGGAAGCGTGAACTTCGCGCCGATGTAGCTGTCAATCTTCGCGTTGGCCGCGTCGAGCTGGGCCTGCTGCTGCTGCTGCGTCACCGAGCCGATCGCCGCCGACGTGATTCCGCTCGCGGTGAGATCTGCGAGCGCGGCGTACGGCGTCGGGGTCAACAGGCCCATATGGCTCGATTACTTCGTCGCGCCGGCGGCGGCCTTCATGCGCTGCAGTTCGCCCGGAGCCACTTCGCCGAGATTCGAGAAGGCGAGCAGCCCGGGCGTCTTGAAGGGCTTGCCCTCGTGATCGTGCCGGGTTTCACCGCCCTCCATGAACTTGATCTGGCGGAGCTGCTGCTCGACGGTGATGACGCGCTTCTTCTCCGTCGCCTCGCCGGTCACGAAGTCGTGGACGATGAGCGGCTCCTGCTCGATGTCCTCGAGAACCGCCTCGGTCTTGCCGTTGGGCCAGAAGCGGCCGCCGGCCCAGATGCCGGGATAGGTGCCCTCGGAGCCGTCGTCCTTGGGAAAGCGGCGCTCGGGAACGACCACGAGGACCTTCACGGGCTTGGAAGCCATGAGCAACTCCTTGGTGATGGTGGACTGCGTGCCGGCCTGGCTTACGGGCCGCACTTGGCGATGAGGAACGGCAGCGTGTAGCCAGCGTTGCCGCGGCTGTCGACGCCCCAGAGGAACTTCTTCGTCTTGAAGACGTTGTCGTCGGTGGGGTTCGTCTTCTGCACGAAGGTTGGCGCCTGGCGCATCTGGAAGATGATGCCCTTCACGATGGCACCGATGGTCATCGTGTCGGCCATGTACCAGGTGGTGTCCTGGCCGGCGAGCTTGGGCACCATCACCACGCGGAACGGGATGTCCGCGAGGACGTTGCTCTGCATCACGCTCGCGGCGTTCTGGCCGACGGCGTTCGCCGGCGCGGTGAAGGCGGCCTTGACGATCTGGCGCGCGGTCACGTCCAGCGCCGGCGGCACGTAGAGCGTGTCCGGGATGGTGTTGACCGGGAACCCGTTCGCGCCCTTCCAGGCCAGCATCGCCGCGCGCACTGTGGCGAAGTTCGCCGAGGTGAGCAGCGTCGCGCCGGACCCGGCGGTGGTGAAGAGGTTCGACTGCGTCGCGGATGCCGAGTTGTCGGGGTCCTGCGGGTGGCTCGCCGAGTAGAACGGCTGGCCGTCGTAGCAGGTGCTCGAGGTGGCGTCGCCGTTCTGCAGCGCGGTGATGACCAGGTTGTCCGGCCAGAGCGCCGCCGACATCCCCAACATCGCGGCGCGCGTGTTGTAGATGCCGTACTGGTCGTCGTTGATGACGTTGCGGTCGAGCTCGAGCGTCGCTTCGTAGTCCTTGTTGGGCAGGACGTACGCGCGGCTGGAGAGGTTCAGGACCTGGCGCTCGCCGAGCCACTCGCGCATCAGCGGCATGCGGTCGATCCAGGCGTAGACCTCCTGCCTCGTGCTCGAGGTCGTTTGGGAAGCGATCTGGTCCCAGAAGATCTTCGTCGCCAGCAGCGCCTGCTGGACGATGGCCTGGTAGCCGTAGAACAGGAAGTCGATGTTGCCCTGGGTCAATTCCATGGGGACACGTCTCCATGCGCCTGACCCATCGGGGCGGCGCGTTTCAGAAAGCCGAAGTACAGATGGCGGTCAGCAGCGCTGCTGCGCGCGCCGGCCTAGTACCAGGTGATCGTCTCGGAGCCGGGGGTCACCGAGGTGATGCGACCGGTCCAGATGCGGTTGCCGTTGGTCATCGTCGCGATGCCGAAGATCGTCGACCCGGCGCCCGCCGCCAGCGTAAGCGTGTTGGTGGCGTGGTTCATGGCCAGCACGATCTGGATGCAATCGCCGACCGCCGGAGTGCCGGGCAGGTTCTGCACGATGCCGGAGGCGCCCTGCGCGGTCGGCAGCGTGAGGGTGACGCTCGTCGCCGAGGTGAAGATGCCTCCCTCGAGGACCTGCGTCACGGTGGCGGTCAGGCCGCCGGTGCAGTCCACCGCCGACGTGGGCTTGTTGCCGACAATGACGCGGCTGGCACCGATGCGCACGCCCGCGCGCGCAGCAGCGACCGAGGCTCCCACCGTGACGGAACCCGCCGCTCCGGACCCGGTCGCGGTTCCGGGGGTGATGGTGATGTTGCCCGCCGCGGCATTGCCGCCGGTGCCGGCGTTGCCCGCAGTGATGGCGACGGAACCGCCCGCGCCGCCGGTCGTGGTGCCGTTGCCGCCGTTGCCGGCAATGAGGGACGCCGCGCCGCCCGCGCCGCCGTTGTTGGTCGTGCCTCCCGAGGAGGCGCCGCCGACACCGCCGGAGATGGTCGCCGATGCGCCCGCCCCGCCCGTGTTGGTGGTGGCGGTTCCGGAGGCCACTCCGCCGGCGCCGCCGGAGATGCTCAGCGCGCCTCCGGCGCCGGCCGTGCTGGCCGTGGTGGCTCCCGACGCAGCGCCGCCAGCGCCGGAGGCGACACTCATCGTGCCGCCGGCGCCTCCGGTGTTGGTGCCGGTGGCCGCTCCGGTCGCGGCTCCGCCCACGCCGGAGGCCAGCGTGTCGTTGGAGCCGACGCCGCCGGTGTTGTTGGTCGCGCCGCCGCTCGAGGCGCCGCCGGGCTGACCGACGGACGAGAGCGCGACGGAAGCGGCCGTGCCCGTGGTCGCGGCGGAAGCGGGAGCCGGCACGGTGACGGCGAGACCGGCGAGCTGGTTGCCCGGCGTATACGACAGGCCGAGCTGCACCCAGACGCCGTCGGAGTCGACCAGGACGATCTTCCCGGCGCGAGTCCGGGCGCCCGAGTTGCTCGTCAGGGCGACGGTTTGATCGTCCGCGGCGTAGCAGTCCTGACCGACGTTCGCTGCGGCGATGAGGTCGGTCGAGCTGGAGTTGGCGTACTTGAAAACGCCCTGGCGGATGGCCACGGTGAGCGCACCGGCCGAGTGCCCGGCGACCGTGTTGTCGTAGATCGTGTTCGGCTGCGGGTTCACCCCGATCGCCTGCGGCTGATAGGGCACCTCGATCTTGCCCACCACCGGGCCGACGGCGTTCGTGCTGCCCGCGGGAACCACGCGTCCGTTGATGTCGAGCGCGGCCATGCCGCCGACGTAGACCTTCACGTTGTCGGCGATGGGGATGAAGAGCAGGTCGATGAGCGCCGTGTCCTTCATCTTCAGCGTGTTGCGGTACGACGAGAGCGCGGTCATTCGTGTGTCTCCTGCAGCTCGAAGACGCGAGCAGCGTGGAACGGGTGAAGGGTCGGAACTGGTTCGACGGCCGTTGCGCTACTTGCGCGCCGCGGCCTGCGACTCGATGTGCTTGGCCAGCACGGCGGCGCTGACCTCGTCGGCCTTGTTGGCCATCGAAGAGGCGATGGAGTCGAGGATCTTGGGATCCTTGATGCCGAGCTTCTCCGCGGCCTTCTTCTGCTCGTCGGTGAGCACGCCGGTCTTCTCGCCCGGCTTCTGCTGCGCGGCGTCGCCCTTGCCGGGCACCACCTTGGCTGCGGTGGAGAGGAAGCCCTTCAGGAACTCGGGGTCCTTCTTGCCGCGCTCGAGCCACATCTCCTTCTGCGCGGGCGCGATCTTGCCGTCCTTGACGCCGGCCTCGACCAGGCTCAGCACCTCGGTCTCGCGGCCCTTCTGCTCGAGCTCGGTGATCTTCTGCGAGAGTGATGCGACCGTGGCGGCCGAGTCCTTCCAGCTCTGCACGACGCCCAGGCTCTCGCCGAAGCTCTGCTTGCCGGTGATGGCGTTGAGCTTGCCCTCGGTCTCCTTGGCGGACCTCTCCAAGTCGTCGGCGACGCGAGCGCGATCCCGCAGCGCGTTCAGCTTGGCGATCACGGAGGAGTCGTCGGAGTCCGGCGCGATGCCGAGGAAACCGCAGATGGCGGGGATCAGCTTGCTCTTCATTGCCTTCTCCTTCTTCGAAGGAACTTCCGGCTCTCGCTCACGCGAGGCCATCAGAGGGATCTGCTTCTTGGTCGCCGGAATGTTCGTCAGCCCGACGTTAACCAGCTCGGTGATCGTGCCGTCGTCGTCGAACTGGAACGCCGGCGAGACGTAGCGCGCCTCGCGCGCTTTGAGCATCGCCGAGGCCTTCTCCGTCCACTGCACCTTCGACGCCCACAGCTCACCGTTGCGCAGCTCCGGCTTGAACCAGCCGGCGGCCTTCATTGCTTCGGCCGGGTCGACGGTGAAGAACGACAGCATCGAGTGCCCGTAGTCGATGCAGTAGTCGTTGCCCCAGTCGGCCACCTTGGCCATCACCTGCTCGGCGGCGGCGCCGTCGAACTTGAAGACGCCCTTGGTCGTCTCGATGAAGCCCTGTGCGAAAATGCGGAACTCTGCCGGCGGCGGCTTGCCGTCCGCGCTGAGCTCGATGGAGAGAGACGCTCGATTCATTTCGCGGCGCCTCCGCCTTTCCCCTTTGCCGCGGCCGCCTGGGCATCGCGGTCCGCCTGCTCCTTCGCGGCCTTCTCATCTTTCAGCTTCTGCTCCTCTTCCTTCGAGAGCAGGGGGACGTCGTAATCCTCGAGCACCGCGCGCTTGTCGACGGGCGCGGCAGCGGTATCGAACGTCTGCAGCGCGGTGGCGAGCTGCGACAACGCGAGCGACTTGTCGGTCTTGTCCTCGGGCGGATCGACCGGCCACGAGGGCTTCGGCGCGTCGTCTGGCGCCGTTCCAAAGTTGAGCTGCGCCCAGGGCTTCACGACCTGGTCGCGCAGGCATTCGGCAGTCGAGGTCGCATCCGACTTCAGGAAGTCGCCGCGCACTCGGTCATGGACCTGCGCGGCCGCCCGGCTCCCCTCGCTCACCTCGGTGGTCAGGTTCTGGCCGAGCAGCGTGATGGCGATGGAGCTGTTGCACTGATTGATCAGCTCCTTGAACGTCTTGTGCGAATCCGCCGCGGCCTCGATGAGCTTGAGGTCGAACATGTCGTCGTCGGACGCCCGCGGCAGCATCACGACCGACTCGCGGCCCAGCGCCGCGATGTCCTGCAGCGCGCGATCCTTGTCCTCGCGCTTCGCCTCCGACGGAACGACCAGGCCTCGGATGGGCAGTCCGTGTACCTCGCTCGATCTCGCCCAGTCCCGGAAGGCCCACTGCCGGCACATGAACGGAATCGCCAACGAGCGCACCAGGCCGTCGAGCCAGCCGAGCTGATACCCGTACGGCGTGTACAGCACCCACTGCTTATCGCCCGGCAAGATCTCCGCCGGACCCTGCATGGTGGTGATCCAGAAGCTGCGTGTGTCCCAGCGCCAGTAAAGGTACTGCGGATGCCAGACCTTGAGCCGCGGCCGCGCCTCGTCTCCGGTGTCCCAGAGGAGCTGGCCGACGCCGACGCCCAGGTACAAGCCCCAGCGCCGCAGCACCTTCAGCTCGGCGTCGGGAAACATCGCCGGCCAGGAATTGCGCAGCGCCTTGCAGACCGGATCGTTTGCCGACGCGTCCTCCCCTGCGTCGTCGTCGGCGACGTCGATCGAAACAGGCAGGCCCGAGAGCGCGTTGATACGCGTGTCGGTGACGCCCTTGATGCGATCGTCCCAGAAGAAGCGGTCGATCAGCTGCGCAGAGAGCGAGAAGTTGCCGCGCTCGTGCTGGTACAGCGCCGCCTTCACCTGCCCGACCGAGTCGAAGTCGGTGAAGCTGACGATCGGGACGTCGGTGCGTCGGTCCTTGCGGTCCTCCGGCCGGGTCGAGTCGTACGCGCTGCCGGCGGGCTTCTCCCGCATCCTGAGCGCCGCCGCTAGCGTCATGTAGCGGCTCCTCTCAGGCCGTCGTCGACGGCGATTGCAGCAACGGCGCCGTGCCGGTCTTCCAGAACGGTGCGCCGTTCACCATCACGATGTTGTCGCCGTTCTTCTTCTGGAACCTTCGCACCGCGCAGATGCAGCCGTCGGGCCGCTTGCTCTCGCCCTCCGCGCCGGCGTGGAAGACCTTGATGACGAAGCCCGAGCCGTGGCAGCGGCTGCAGTCCTTCTTCGCGTACGCGACCACGTCGGCAACGAGCATGGGCCGATCGACCGCCGCCTGCGGCTGCGCGTTCGGATTCACTCGTCGTCCTCATCGGTGCTCTTCACGAAACGCCAGAAGGCTCCGTGCTCGCGGTTGCCGGTGATGTCCACCAGCTCCCAGCCGGCCTTCGTCCAGGCCGTCAGGCCCTTGTCCCAGTCATCGGGAATGCCCGGCAC